GGGCCGCCTGAAGACGGAGTTTGAGAAGAACTTCGGCGGCGCGAACCTCGGCCGCCTGCTGGTGATGGGCGACGGCCTGAAGTACGAAGCCATGACGATCCCCGCCCAGCAGGCGCAGCTGATCGAACAGCTGAAGTGGACCGTCGAAGACGTCGCGCGTTGCTTCCACGTTCCGCTGCACAAGATCGGCGCCGACGCCGGCGTCAAGTTTTCGAACATGGCGGTGCTGAACCAAGACTACTACTCGCAGTGCCTGCAGGTGCACATCGAGTCGATCGAGCTGCTGCTCGACGAAGGTCTCGGCATGACCGGCGGCACGCAGCAGTACGGCACAGAGCTCGATCTCGATGGCCTGCTCCGTATGGATCAGAACACGTTGGCAACAACTTTGCGCGAGCTCGTGGCAGGCGGCATTTTGGCGCCGAACGAGGGCCGCGCCCGCCTGCAGCTCGACCCGGTCAAGGGTGGCGACGTGCCCTATATGCAGCAGCAGAATTTCAGCCTCGAGGCGCTCGCCGAGAGAGACGGCGTGCCCCCTGATCAGGCCAGCGCAAAGCTCGCGGTCGTCCTGGACAGCATGCAGCGCGCAGCGAATGCACTCCACACTCGCGCCGCCCGCGATGGGGAGCGCGTCCAGTGATCACCACATCGCTCGACGAGCTCGCAGCGCGTGCCGCAGCGCTGGCCGATGAGTTGGCGGTCGGCCGAGACGGCGCGCCCGGGCCGGCTGGTGCCGCCGGCGCAGACGGCCGAGACGGCAAGGATGTTGACCTCGAAGAGGTCGCGGATCTCATCGACGAAGCGCTTGTAAACCAGCGCGGTCGGATGGCAGCTCAAAGGTTCGAATGGCGCGGCTGCGCGGTTCGCTTCGAACGATCGTCCGGCGATTGGGGACAGTGGGTCGACATGCGCGAGTCGTTCGAATGGCGGTGCTTTGTCGACACCGCCGCGGAGGCCGGGATCACGGCACGCGAATCCGGACGCGAGCTGCGCTCCCTATGTCTGAGCCTGTTTCTCCGGGTGCGGTGAAGCCGCGAAACGTTCGCCAGGATCCGCTTCACGGTGGGCCCACCTCCTCGCCCGCGTCTGGGCATCGGGAGCGCCGGCGAGCCGTCACGATGTGGCGGCGGCGGCCGGCACCTCTTTTTGAAGATCGTTTGCCCGTTGGGCCGGGGTCTAACTCGCGAGTCACCCCGCATCAGAAGAAACCACGAGAGGCCGCGGCGCATGACCAGAAACATGCGCGCGGCGGCCGCCCTTTCTAGGAGAACAAAATGAGCCTCGCCAGTCTGACCGTCGACTTGAATCTGTCGCTCGCAAAGTTCGAGGGCGACAGCGGCAAGGCCGCGCAGGTCGTCACGCGCGACACTGAGACGATGTCACGCGCGGCGCGCAACTTTGAGAAGGCGCTGCAGCGCGTCGCTGATCAGTCGACGAAGACGAATTCAGAGACCTTGACCATCAAGGCCGCGATGCTCGGCCTGGGTGACAGCACGCTTGAGCTGATCCAGAAGGTCAGCGGCGCCGGCGGCGCTTTCGCCGCTGTCGGCACGGCCGGCAAGACAGCCTTCACCAGCGTCTCCGTTGCTGCGGACGAAGCGGCTGCGAAATCGTCGGCGCTCCTCGCTACGGTCGTCGCCAAGATTCGCGACGTCAACGCGCAGGCGGATGCGCTGCGCACCGCGGCGAAGGCCAGCAACGCCGGCGGTTCGCTCAGCGACAGCGGCTTGGCCGCCGAGCTCAGCTCGATCAACGCGCGGCGCGAGGCCGCACTGCGGCTCGTGCAAGACACGTATGCACAGGAGAAGGCGACGCAGCAAGCCGCTGCCGCGGAGATCGCGGCGAACGCGCAGCGCGCGGCATCGTTCGAGGCCCTGCGCGACAAGGTGGCCAAGCTTGCATACGCCGAACAGCAGGCAGCGCTCGCACAGCAGAACGCAAAGGCCGCCGCCGTCACCGCCAGCAACGACGCGTTTGTCGCTGGCTTGCAGCGCCAGGTTGACGCCATCGGCAAGTCACGCGCCGAGCTGCTCGCGCTTGAGGCTGCACAGCGCGGCGTTGGCACGGAAGCGGCCCCGCTGATCGCCCGTCTCGCCGCCGCGGAGAAGACCACCAGCGGCTTCGCGAAGACCGCCAAGCTCACGGCGTTCGAGACCCAACAGCTCGGATTCCAGGTGCACGACTTCGCTGTCCAGGTTGCCAGCGGCCAGTCCCCGCTCACAGCGTTCGTGCAGCAGGGGTCGCAGCTCTCCGGCACGTTCGGTGGCGCCGGCAACGCGGCCAAGGTCCTCCTGTCGTTCGTCACGCCGCTGCGCGTCGCGCTCACCGGCGGCGCCGCGGCGGCCGGCGCGCTGGCCCTGGCGTTCTACGAAGGCTCTCGACAAAGCAAAGCCTTCGCGGACGCCATCGTGCTCACCGGTGGCTATGCCGGCGTCACCGAGGGCCGGTTCAACGCCTTGGCGCGCGGCATCGCCGCCAGCGGCGAGGTCAGCGTTGCGGCGGCGCGCGAGTTCGGCCAGGCCTTGATCAACACTGGTGAGGTCGGCCCGCGCGCGCTCGCATCGGCGACGGCCGCCGCGGCCAAGTACGGCGAGGCCACGGGCAAGAATGCCAAAGAGGTAGCCCAGGACTATGCCCAGATGGGCGCCGACGTCGCGAAGTGGGCAAGCGAGCACAACCGCCAGCTGAATTTCCTCAGCGCCGCGCAATACGACCAGATCAAGTCGCTGCAGGACCAGGGCAAGGCCGCTGATGCGCAGGCCATCGTGTACGACGCGCTAAACAAGCGCTTCTCGAACCTGCAGCAGAACCTCGGCACGATAGAGACCGTCCTCAAGACGACGAAGAACGCGTGGTCGAGCTTCTGGGATGCGGCTCTCGACATCGGCCGCGCCGAGACGATCGAGGACAAGATCGCGAAGAACACTGCAGCGATTCAGCGATTCGAGGCCGCCCGCAAGTCGGCCGCGCAGCCCGGCGAAGGCTTTCAGGTTCCTGGTCTCATCCGCGCGCCTGTCGGCCCCAAGACCGCAGACCAGCTGCGCGAAGACAACGTTGAGCTGCAGCGCTTGAAGATCGCGCAGGACAACGCCGCGGCAAGCGTCGCCGAGCGCGCGGCCGTCACGCAGCGCGCGATCGCCGGCAAGGATCTCGTCAGGTCTTTCCTCACGGAGGGCAAGGCGGCCTCGCAGTACCAAGCCGAGCTCGTGAAGCTCAAGCAGGCCTTCGAAGACAACGCGGCCGCCGGCACGCCGTTCACCAGCGGCCAGCAGGCCGACGCGCTCGCCGCGCTGAAGAAAAAGTTCACCGACACGTCGGCGCAGGGCGAGAGCAACGCGCAGCGCAAGGCGTTGCTCGACCAGGACGTCAAGTTCATCCGTGAGAACTTCGCGCAGCAGAAGGACGCGCTTGAGTTCGGCCAGCAGCAGCTGCAAGCCGTGTATGCCAGCGGCACCTTGTCACTGTCCGACTACTACGCTGCGCGCCGTGCCGCGATCGCCGCCGGCACCCAGGCTGAGCTGAATGCGCTGAGCGACGAACAATCCCGGCTCGAGGTCGAGCTGGAGCGCGGCGCCTTCAAGGATCCGCACGAGAAGATTCAGCTCCAGACTCAGCTGAACGATGTGATCGCGAAGTCGGCAAAGACCGCGCTGGACGCGTCGCGCGCCGCGACGCTCGCCGCGCTCGACCAGGCGGCCGCCGAGAAGGCGCTGCAGGAGCGCGTCGTCAGCTACTACGCGGATCTCCTCACCCTCGAGGGCGATGACCTCAACGCGTCGCGCCTGCGCACGCAGGCAGCCGTCGCGGCCGCCGCGGTGATCGCCAAGGCCTCCCAAGGCTCGGCGTCGCCGATCAGCGATGACGACCTCGCACGCCAGACGCGCGCCCTCCAGACCGCCAGCGACTACGCCGAAGTACAGCGTCGCGTCGGTGTAGCCACTGCCGACGCATCGCGCGCGGAGGAGGCATTCCTGCTGCGATCGCAGCAAGCCGGCGCCAACCTGATCGAGACCGACACCGGCCTCTACACGCTGCGCGCGGCCGCGCTCGTGCAACTCGGCGAACTCGCCGACAAGGCGCGCGAGCTCGCCGAGGCTTCCACGGATCCCAAGATCATCGCGTACGCAAAGGATCTCGCGCTGCAGTACGCGAAGGCGGCAGACGCGGTCGACCCAGCGATCACCCGGCTGCGCAGCGGCGCCGACGACCTGGCCGTCGCATATCGCGGCGTCTTCGACAGCATCGCGTCAGGCTCGCTCACTGGCGGGGAGGCGCTGAAGCAGCTCGCGAAGACGACGCAGCAGACGCTCACCAAGACCTTCATCAGCGACCCTCTCGAGGCCGCACTGAAAGGCGGTCTGCGCAAGTTGGTCGACGGCGATGGCATCGGCACGTTCCTGCGCGGTGGCGCGCCGAGCTCGCAGCCCGGGGCCGGCATCGATGTCGCCAGCGCGAACTACTCGCCAGCCAAGGATTCGCAGGCGGCAAGCGAGGCGTTCGACGCCCTGCAGAGCAGCCTCGGCACCGTCGTCTCGACCACTGTCACGCAGACCGCGGCGACGCAGACCGCGACCTCGGCGCTTTCCGGCATGGCGCTGGCAGCGCAAGGCGCAGCGCAGGCGCTGGCGTCAGTCGCGACGAGCGGTGGCTACGGGTCGCTCTTCAAGTACGCCGGCAGCAGCAACGATCCATCGGCGGCGAACTACACCAACAGCCTGGATCAAGGCTTCACACTGGCCGACGGCACGAACTACGTGCCGTATGACGGCATGAAGGCCGTGCTGCATAAGGGCGAGAGCGTGACGCCGGCGAAGTACAACCCGGCCGCCGGTGGCCAATCGCCGGGCGGTCGCGCCAGCATCACGATCAACAACCACGCCAGCGACACCACGGAGGCCTCGGCGAAGCAGAACAGCGACGGCAGTATCGAGGTCCTGATGCGCAAGATAGTCCGCGATGAGAACGCGCGCGACATGCGCAGCGGCAGTGGTCCGCTGAGCAGCGGCCTCAAAGGCCGCGGCGTGCGCCTCGACAATGGCAACCCGAGGCGTGCCTGATGCGTCGGATGACCCACGGCATGGCAATAGTGGGCGTCAGCAGCAACCCGCTGGCTGGAAGCCACACGACCAGGACTGAGCGAGTCCGCGCTGGCGTCACGCTGGCCTCGCTGAAGCCCGAGGGTCTAGGCCTGACCATCTGCACACTCAACGGGAAGCCGGTTTCGCGTCTGACTGTGGAAGAGCGTATGCAGCACGTCGAGATCTCCGAGACCGGCGATGTGGCCGCGGCTCACGCGTATATGGCGGCAGCCGCGCGTCGCGCCGCGAACTGGCAGATGACTGTCGTCCGCGCTGGCGACGTCGTGATGTGGCACGAAGTGCCGCAGGACAGCGACGTTCTACGCGGCATCCTGACGGTGGTCATCGTCTTGGCGGCCATCTTCATCCCGGGGTTCGGCCAGTACGCGGCCCTCGCTCTGCTCGCTGTCAATGAGCTGCTGCCGCCGACGGCGCCGACTCGGAACCAACTCGACGGCGCCGACGATGTGTACAACACGTCGCTGAGCGGCAACGAGGCGAAACTCGACCAGCCAATCTGGCGGATCTGCGGGCGTGACAAGGTCACACCGCCGTTCGCATCGCAGCCGTACTACGAGTTCCGCGACCTCGACGGTGACAACCTGAACAACGACCAGTACTACTTCGCGGTGTACGCGCTCGGCATCGGCGAGGTCGACATCGAACAGGCGTTCATCGGCAAGACACCGCTCAACCACTACCAAGACATCCTGGTGCAGGCCTACCTGCCGCCTGGCACGCAGCCAACCATCGCTCAGTGCAATGTCGTGACGAGCTCTGAGGTGGCCAACCTCGAGCTGGAGACCGGTCGCTTCGTTGGCGGATACGCCGCGTGCCAGCCGGAGCGAAACGCCGCGTCGATCGGCATCGACGTCACGTGTCCGTTCGGTCTGGGCAGCGACGGCGCGCTGACGGTGTCGTGGCGCGTTTACGTGCGGCCTATCGACAAGTTCGGCCGCGCCACTGCGCCGTGGAGCACGCTGGCCACCGAGACGCGCACGGCGAACACGAACACGCCTCAGCGCTGGTCAAACAAGTACGTGCTGTCGACGCCGGCGCGCGTCGAGATCCGCATCGCGCGCACCGACGTCAAGGACACCAGCGCGGCCGCGCGCCACTCGCTGCAGTGGGCCGGCCTGCGCGCCTACCTCGAGCAGCCGGCGCCGCTCAAC